CTTCCACAAAGCGGCTTGTGTACCTGCCGACCAACAGCTTCTACCAGGTGCTGTCGGCTGAAGCCTATTCGAAGCATGGGTTCAACATCCATGGCGTGGTATTTGATGAGCTGCATACCCAGCCGAACCGGAAACTGTATGATGTTATGACTAAAGGCTCCGGCGACGCGAGAACGCAACCACTCTACTTCCTCATCACCACAGCGGGGAATGACACCCAGAGTATTTGCTACGAAACCCACCGGAAGGCCAAAGACCTTCTGTCCGGCCGGAAGCATGACGCGACTTTTTACCCCGTTATCTACGGCGCGGACGAAGAAGACGACTGGACAGACCCCAAGGTGTGGAAAAAGGCTAATCCATCACTGGGCATTACAGTCGGGATCGACAAGGTCAAAGCCGCCTGTGAAAGTGCGAAACAAAACCCAGCCGAAGAAAATAGCTTCCGGCAATTAAGACTTAATCAATGGGTTAAACAGGCTGTTCGCTGGATGCCCATGGAAAAATGGGACAAATGCGCCTTTGTGGTTAATCCGGAAAGACTTAAAGGCCGGGTCTGCTATGGCGGCTTGGATTTATCCAGCTCCATTGATATCACAGCTTTTGTGCTGGTTTTTCCTCCGGTTGACGAGGACGATAAGTATCATATACTCCCCTACTTCTGGATGCCGGTAGAAAACCTCGACCTGCGGGTCCGGCGCGATCATGTGAACTATGACCTGTGGCAGAAGCAGGGGTTTCTAAAAACCACCGAAGGCAATGTGGTACATTACGGTTTCATTGAAAGCTTTATTGAGGAACTTGGCACCCAGTACAACATCAGAGAAATTGCCTTTGACCGCTGGGGAGCAGTACAGATGACTCAGAACTTGGAAGGGCTTGGCTTTACGGTAGTACCGTTTGGCCAGGGTTTTAAGGATATGTCCCCACCTACTAAGGAACTGATGAAATTAACCCTGGAAGAAAAGATTGCCCATGGTGGTCAGCCGGTTCTGCGCTGGATGATGGATAACATTTTTATCCGCACTGACCCGGCCGGCAATATAAAACCGGATAAGGAGAAATCTACTGAAAAGATAGACGGGGCGGTAGCGACAATAATGGCGTTAGACAGATCAATCAGGAATGGTAATAACTGTGGAAGTGTCTACGATGAGCGTGGCATTCTTGTTTTTTAGTATTCCACGGTATTCAGATTCAATTATAAATGCCATTAACTGTAAGTACGCGGTATAATGATAAATAGATGCGCTGGGTAAGGATTTATGATACCGGAGGTCTTTGATTTTTATGAATAGCCGGCCTTGGTTATTACTACATACCAGGAAAGGAAGATAATAATTGCTTGAAAATTGTGAGCATAACTTTATTAGCTGTTTTGATCCCGTTGTTGATGATAAAACCAAGATTCTAATTCTTGGAACATTACCCGGCCCCGAATCGCTGAAGGCAAATCAATACTATAAAAAGAGCAATAATTGTTTCTGGAAAATAGTCTATGCTTTATATGAACAAAGTCCTTCTACAGACTACGGCGATAAACGTACATTTCTTCTGGATAACAATATCGGCATCTGGGATGTACTGCATTATGCTCATAGGAATGGATCTTCTGATGCTGATATTCATAACGCCGAACCAAATGATTTTGATATGTTTTTTAAGAAGTATCCGAATATAAATGGTATTATTTTCAACGGAAAAGAGGCAGAGGAACAATTTAGAACTCATTTTCCAGTACTAATTAAATCAATTAGATATGAAAGAGTATTGTCATCAAGCGGAGCATTGGCTAAACCATTCAATGTTAAGCTGGAGAGTTGGGAAAATGCTATCAAAAGACTGAACAAATAATCCCTATATTTTAAGATCAGCATCTGCTAACAACAGGTGCTTTTTTATGTCCATTTTCAGGGGGGAAAATAGATGAAAATATCAATTTTATCTGGTTTGTTAAAACCCCGAGCCAGTCCGAAAAATAGTCTGTATGGAAGCACATATAGTTTTTTCTTCGGCGGAACCGCCAGCGGTAAAACCGTCAATGAAAGAACGGCCATGCAAACCACCGCCGTGTACGCCTGTGTACGAATCCTGGCGGAAACCATAGCCAGTCTGCCATTGAACGTTTACCGATCCACGGACAATGGAAAAGAAAAAGCAACAGATCACCAGCTATATAATCTGCTCCATGATGAGCCTAATCCGGAGATGACTTCATTTGTGTTTCGAGAGACACTAATGAGTCATCTTTTATTATGGGGAAATGCCTATGCCCAGATTATTAGAGACGGAAGGGGCCGAGTCTTGGCGCTCTATCCCCTTTTGCCCGATCGGATGACGGTGGACAGAACAACTGATGGTCAGCTCTATTACGAGTACCGAAAGGATACGGGATATGCAATCTTAAGGCCGGAAGATGTCCTGCATATTCCAGGGCTTGGATTTGATGGACTGATGGGCTACTCCCCCATCGCCATGGCGAAGAATGCGATTGGTATAGCGATAGCAACAGAAGAATATGGTGCTAAGTTCTTTGCGAATGGTGCTAATCCCGGCGGGGTTTTGGAGCATCCTGGTGTTGTAAAAGATCCGGGAAGAATCAGGGAAAGCTGGAACGCTGTATATCAAGGCAGCGGCAACGCCCACCGGGTAGCGGTGCTGGAAGAAGGCATGAAGTTTCAGTCTATCGGCATACCACCGGAGCAGGCGCAGTTTCTTGAGACCAGAAAGTTTCAGACTGAGGAGATTTGCCGTATCTTTCGGGTGCCACCTCATCTGGTGGCCAATTTGGATAAAGCCACTTTCAGCAACATCGAGCATCAGTCTATCAGTTTTGTAGTCCATACCATCCGACCCTGGCTGGTAAGGCTCGAACAAGGAATGAATAAAGCTCTGCTCAGCCAATCCGAAAAAGGCCAGTATTTTGCAGGTTTTGTGGTAGATGGATTACTTCGTGGCGATTATGCATCGAGGATGCAAGGCTATGCTGTGGGTATTCAAAACGGCTTTTTAAGCCCCAACGATGTGAGGGGTTTGGAAAACCTTAACGCCATCGAGCATGGAGACATCTATGCAATGAACGGAAATATGCTGAAGCTTGAAGATGTGGGTGCATATGCCAATACCAATAGAAAGGAGGCCGTCAAGTGAGCAGAAAGTTTTGGAACTGGCTTAAAAACGAGCAGGACCGAACCCTCTTTTTAGACGGCTATATAGCCGAGGACAGCTGGTTTGATGATGATATCACTCCCAAGCAGTTTAAAGGCGAGCTGTATTCCTCTGACGGAAATGTCACAGTTATGCTCAATTCCCCAGGAGGAGATGTCTTTGCCGCCAGCCAGATCTACACCATGTTAAAGGAATATCCGGGATATATCACCGTCAAAATCGAAGGGCTAGCTGCCAGCGCGGCTTCAGTAATTGCCATGGCGGCGGATGAAATCTACATGTCCCCCGTTGCCATGATGATGATCCACAATCCGGCAACGATTGTGTTCGGTGAGGTAGCGGATCTTCAAAGCGGAATTGCCATGCTGTCCGAGGTTAAAGAAAGCATCATTAATGCCTATGAACAGAAAACCGGCCTATCGAGGGCCAAGATCTCGCACATGATGGATGCAGAAAGCTGGTTTAACGCCTGGAAAGCGGTGGAACTCGGTTTTGCCGACAAAGTCCTGTACACAACTGAAGAACACCAAAGCGAGCCGCCGAGCGCGGCTTATATTTTTGACAAAATGACGGTTACCAACGCGCTGGTAAACAAGTTGCCCTTTCAGACATCTAAACCTGAAACCTCTATCCAACTCAGTCACTTGGAAAAGCGGCTGAGCCTATTAAAACTTTAAAATGGGAGGAATAACCATGAGCAAAATTTTAGAACTGCGTGAGAAAAGAGCCAAAGCCTGGGATGCTGCCAAAACCTTTCTGGACAGCAAGCGCGGCGCGGACGGACTCCTTTTTGCTGAGGACGTTGCCGGCTATGAAAAAATGGAGGCCGATGTTGTAAACCTGGGCAAAGAAATCGACCGGCTGGAGCGCCAGCAGGCACTGGAGGCGGAACTTAACAAACCGATTAACTCACCCATTACCGGCAGGCCCAGCCAACCAAACGCTGAGGATAAAACCG